AGCATAGTTTTCCGCATCTACAGCATTATCAGCTAACTTTGTTCCATCAATAGCGTCTGCTGCAATCTTGGCAGTTGTAACTTGTAAGTTTCCTATGTGAGCAGTATCAATTGACCCATCCACATAATGTTCAGAATTAATAGAATCATCAGCTATCTTTGTTCCATCTACAATGTCAGCAGCTAAATGCACCCTGTCAATTGACCCATCCACATATTGGTCACTATCTACAGAGTTAGCTGCCATCTTTGCAAGTGTAACATTAGAGTTTGCTATCTTTGCAGTTGTAACATTTGAATCTGCTATCTTTGCAGTTGTTACATTAGAGTCTGCAATTTTGGCTGTAGTAACATTAGCATCAGTTATCTTAGCTGTTGTCACTGCATTATCTGCTAGACCTGCTGTTGCTATCTGTGGTCCTTCACCTGTAGTGCCATCATGTGAGTGTCCAGTTGAACCGTTAAACGCAGATTGTATAGCATCAAACTCTCCATCAAGGTCTGAAGCATTAATTACGTTACCGTCAGCTATATTGTTCGGTGTGTCGTTTCTTGTATAGCCTGTTCCCATTTATTATCTCCTAGCGTTAGTAGTATACTGCAGGGTTGCAGCGTCAATAGCAAATACAGCGTCTATTGTATCTCCTATGGTCTCATATAATATAGATACTGTAAAACCTGAACCTATTGTTTGCAATTCATATATCGCTTTCTGTTTACCCCCATATGAGGATGTTCCATAAATCCCAGCACCATAAGATATTGATGAAGCTGCGAGGTTTGAAAAAAGCAATGAATTAGGTTGAACAGTATTTTGTTGGTCAAAGTCAAATTTAAGAGAGTATCTAATATCTACCTCTCCGTTTACATCTAAGTATGTTATTCCTTTATATACTGTTTTACGGACATTAGGGTCACCTAACGGTACATAAGGAGTAGCAAACGTAGCTTGTATCTTCTCTCCATCAAAGCTATTACCTTGCTCCATGCGATAAACGTAACCATCACTTGCACCAAAGTAAATAAGTTCTGTCCGACCTACGTATTCACTGTCTATTGCGTTAACATTAAAACCACGTAAATCATTAAACGCCATACCATCTTGTAATTGTGTAGCCGCTATAGCTTTTGCTGAAGCGTTAGTATATCCTACGTTATATCCAAATATTCTGTACTGACTCTTCTCACGAATAACTGTACTCATAAAACCATCAGGACTACTAGTAATTAAATCTAGCATTTCATCTTGAATCGTCTTTGATACAGCAGCTAGACTAAAGTCTCCTATTCTATCAGTAGCAGAAAAAAGACGAAGACCATCAGGTCCTAAGAATATAACATCTCCACCAATCTCTTGTATAGTATCTGAAGCAACACAACCTAAATCACGAGACACTGGTTGCATTTGAAAATCAGCTACACTATTACCATTTAGTACGTTTATACTACTTTCGCTAAATATTATTAGCTGCTCACGAAATACAATTAAACCTGTAATTTCATCAGCTACATTAATTATACCACCACCATTAGCAATTGTCAAGTCATTATCTTTGTAAGGAGCAGAAAAGATTATCTTTTTTCCATTCCCAAATACTATGTGGTTCTTAAAGTTTGTTACGAAACTAGCACCTGATACATCAGATGGTAAAGCAGTTAATTGTTCAAACGTAGTTCCATCAAATCTAAATGGTTTGCCTGTTCCATCAACAAGCATAAGTTTTTCTGTACCATCAAAGTCATACTTTAGAAATCTTACTTTGCCTGTACCACCACCTATTGTAACACCTGCACTACTATAGGTTGCGTTGTCACTTACTTGTGTCCATCCTGAACCTGAAGAGAAGAATAAGTCATCTCCACGACAAGCAAACACTTTGCTGTCATATCGCACTATACCTCTGATAACACCTGTATTCGTTACAGTATTGGTATCAAACTTCTCGTATCCTTCAATTCTTCTGTATCCACCAAAGATAGAAGGTTCAAAGTTACGCAGTATACGTGCTGAACCGGGTGCTTGAAATCCTTGCTGATAAGGAGAAAGGTTTGTTATCAAGCCACCTTTAAATTCAAATGAATGGGTTTGCCATGCGTCTGCCATTAGATAACAGACCTAGAGAATCCCATCCTACCACCACCTGTGTTCTGTGGTATCATTGTAGAACGTAAGTAATATGTTCTGTTGATTAATACAATACGCATATTCTTTATGCCTTCATCAAACTTTTGTTTGGCTACCATTGCGTCTTGTGAATTACCACGAAATAAATAAGCATAATGCATTGCTCCATCTACAATAATATGTTTAAATCTTTCAGGAATAGCAGGAACATCATCATATAAAATTAAATCTACAGGAACACGATAATACTCATACACAACTGTATAGGCTTTATCAGGTTCAGGTGTAAGTATATACTCAAGAGCAGGTCCATGTGCTACCATTTGTGGCACACCACTTCTACCATTAGTGTCATACTCTTGGTCTACATACTTATCTAAATATTCTTCGTAGGTTATAATACCTAGTTTTGTTGTAGCATTACCTAATGAACTATCTTCTTTTATACGAAAGCTATCAAAGTCTAATAGTTTAGCATCATGTGGAAATGCATATCGTGTTACATTCGCTGATAAAACATCTTCTTGCTCTACGTGATTAAAGGGCCAATTAAATTCATGTTGGTTGATATCACGAATAGATGCATTGATTGCATCCTTTGCTTGAGCATAAAAACCTACAGCAGTATCAAAGTTACTTGATGTAAGTTCTACTTCGTTAAGTCTACGATTGACTTGATTCACTAGTTCTAAATAATTATATGCCATTATTTCTGCCTTATAGCTATCTTAACAGTACGTTCAGCTTGGCTTCCAGTGCTGTCAATAATCCGACAAATAAATGAGTACTCTCTATTTAAAACACCACCACCTAGATTAATTGTAGCTACTGTATTTGTATTTGTTTGTGCTACATTCTGTATACTATCTGTAACTGCATTACTTGAAGCTGCAGTTAAAGTCTCACCTGCATCTATCTGTGTCTTTCCAATCTCTGATGTTTGCACAAACCATGTCACAGAAGAAATAGTAGCTGTGTCTAAAAAACGAGACCAATCCATACTGTAGTCTAGTTGTTCATCAGGGTCTTTAACGGGCCATCTAAATGACATTCATTCTATTCCTTATGCTGCTGCTCTTCGTTCTGCTACAGTAGATTGTCTATCTACATAGACTATACGTGGTAGCTCTGCCTTAACATATACTATTCTAGGTGCTTGCTTCTCTATTAAAACTGTTCTCTTTCTGTCGTAGAGAGCTTTAACTGCTTCAAAGTCAAATATTACACCTGTTGCTGTAACAGTATTAATAGTGCTTGTAGCTGATACACCTGTTAACGAGTGTGTATTTGAGAAGGTAAAGTTACCATTAACAAAAACTGTAGCACTTACACTATCTAAAACTTCAGTTGGTTTGTCTTCTACAGTATTTACAGAACCAACAGCTTCAACACCTACGAGTGTTACATTGGCTGTACCTGTTAATGTAAGAGTACCTATTGTACCTGTTGCAGATACACTTCCTAGTTTTTCTATAATGTTAACAGTTACATTGTTAACAGAACCTGTAGCACTTACACTATCTAATGCTTCTGTAGGCTTCTCTTCTACTGTGTTTACAGAACCTGTAGCTTGTACTCCTGTTATTGGAGTATTGATATTCTCTTTTACAGTATTGACTGTGCCTGTAGCTGAAACACCTACAACAGAAACTTTAATAAATACATTTAAAGTTCCTACTGAGCCTGTAGCACTAACACCTGTAGAAATACGTTCTGTAACATCTACTTCAAAACCACCTGCTACAACACTAGCAATAGTACCTGTAGCAGAAACACCACTAATACTAGCGGTAAGATTGACTACACCATATTCAGATAGTCCATATAAACCTGAACCATATCGTGCAGACTGTGCTATGATTGCCATAGCCTACTCCTTACGCTATACGTATTACAGCGTTTGATGCGTCAGCGGCAGGAAATTCAATTGTTAAGTCACCAGCAGTAGCGGAAACAGTACCACCAAAATCAATAACAGCAATTGCAGAATTTGAATTTGCTGTATTATAAATGATACATCCATCTGCGGAAACAGTTACGTCACTAAAAACTTCGTCAGTAAAATCAACAATGGCAGTAGAACCATCAAGTGAAATAGTTGCACCGTCAAGCACTTGACCACCAGCAGTATAGTTAGTACCTGATGCTTCATCTGAATTGCCTGTTACGTCAGAGTAATTAGTTGTACTAGCATTATATGTACCTGTAGGCGATGCTTTAATAAGAGCAATTTTAAGTGAGTCTGTATCTAAATCGTGAAGACCACCTAGTAGTTCTGTCTTAAAGCTATTACACATTGCGGTTGTGATAGCCATATATTAATCTCCTATAATATCAAATGGTGTAAAGGGCAACCCTAAAGCTGCCCTTCACTTACATTAATTTAAGCTAAAGTGTCTCTGTCTACTTCATTAGCTCCCATGTCACCTAGACCATCAATGTCCATTAATACAGCGAACACACGGATTGCTCCAGTTGTTGGTGCTGTAGTAGTAGCTTGTAATTCAAAGTCTATAGTGTCAGCAGTTGAGCCTATGATAATAGGTGCAGAACCATCTGCTTGAGTTGCATATGTACCAGCAGGAGATGCATCATCATCAATGTCAAAAGCAGAGACAAAGCGAGTTACATCAACACCTGTTACACCAAGATTAGCTGTATTGCCATCGGCAGCAGCATCAACTGTGGTTGTTATTTCAAAACCAGCAGTTAAAATCATAGTGTTTGCAGGTACAGTAATTGCCTGAATTATTTCGTCAGCTTCAAGAGCACCACCTTTTGCTGCTACTGCAGCGGCAATGTCAATTGTATTCTCAACGAAATATGGTTGTCTACCTCTTGCAGAAGAACCTCTTGCAGAAGAGACTAATGTGGATATTGTTCCAGCAGCCATTTCTCAGTTCTCCCTTATGCCAAGTGATATTTACAAGTAGCGATTGCTTCTGGACGAAGTATCTTTCTACCGTACAAATGCATACCACGAACAATATCAGCAAAAGAATCAGGGTCTCTGTAAGTCTCTGTCTTGTTGATTTGCTCAGCAGTAGCTACTGATGAAGAATGACCAGCAACAATTATACCATAGTTTACAGCACTGTTAGTACCAACAAAAGATGGTCCTGAACCTACTGAAGGTAAATTGTTAGACTGATAAACCTTGAAACCATGTAGGTTGTTTAGGATTAAACCATTCTGTAGTCCTGAACCACCAAAGTCTGCATCAAATAATCTTGAATCTTCATCCTTTAGTATCTCAATAAATACAGGGTCTAATACTAACCATCTACCATTAGTGTCAACATTCTGTTGGTCTAATAGTCTAGACATTCTAGCAATAACAGTTAATGGGTTTCTATCTCCGTTTGCAGGAGTTGCAGAAGTAGCACCACCTGTTCTTGGTAAGATAGCTACAGCTTCACCTGCGTTACCACCGAAACTAGCAGCATCAATTTTCATTGATGATAATAGTTCGTCAGAACCTGCAGTTGTTACTGCTTTAGTACCATTTACAGTTGTATTAACTGTATCAGGTGTACCATGAATTGCTGATTGCGTAAAACCTGACATATAACCAAGTACGTCTTGGTCAAATTGGTCAGCTAGTCTATAAGCTGCTCTATCTGATGCTAACTGTTGAAAGTTAATATGAGAATGAGCTTCTTCTATATCATCCACTTTAAATGCAAAGTAATTAGCTTTGTCAATTGTAAGTGAAAACTCTTCGTCATCAAGGTCTTGAGGAGTAATAGTTGTTCCTCTTGAGTATGCCTTGACTGTTATTTCTGGTTCTTTGATAACCTTAACGGAATCGCCCATATTAGCAATCTCACCGAAGTAATCACTGTTAGTAATAGCTTCAGCGACAGACCCCTTGCGGAATGCAAGTTGAACCTGTTTGCTGTAAATAATAGGACTAAAATTACCGTTAGGAAGATTACCATAACCAGCTGCTGCTGTAAATGCCATTTTTATCTCCTTAAACATTTATCAAATGTACACGGAATGTGTACCATTAGTTTTTTAGTCAATTTACTTTATAAGGACCATTCATGCGTTGAGGTTGTACGTGAGATAGCTAGTCTCTTGTAGGCTCACATAATTGGGTAATCTCTAAAGTCTAGGGTAGTAGTATAACATAAGTGTCCTAGAAAGGGGTTATGTTACACCTTTAGTTACATATAGTTATACATAAAAATAACAATATGTCAACATTCTTTTTAATTTATCTTGCTGAACCTGATACATCATATATAAAGTTACCAGACCTGATAGCTTCCATTATTGTATCAGCTTGTCTCTCATACTGTGCAGCGGACATCTTTTGAACATCAGACTCACGTATTTTTTTACCAGATTCAGTAGCGTCCACTTTTGTTTTTGAAGACCTCGTACCAATTTCCATAGCAGCACTTTTACCACCCTTTGCAGAGTTATTCGTACTAATGTTTCTATCTGCTTTGTAGAGGTCAATGGCTCTTGCTGCTGACCTTGCATCATTGTCGTTTTCATAAAGTGCATCCTGTACCCATTTTGGTTGTTCTTCAGCCCATTCGTGGAAGTCATCACTGTCTCTAATTGTATCAAAGTCAGGATGAAGTCTCATTAATTCTGCTTCAGCTTTTTCTTTTTTAGCCTCTGCAGACATTTCATCTATCTTTTTTAGTCTAGTTTCTAATTCTGCTGATTGCTCTCTTGCTTTTTTCATAGCAATTGTTTCAACAATTTTAGCCACATCAGGGTATTCCCTTGACCATGCCTCTAAATCTTCATCTGATTTAGGTAGCTTCATTTCCTTTTTAGTAGCCCTAGCTAACTGTTCTTTTAAATCGTCAAGTTGTTTTTGAAACTCTCGTTCTTTTTCTTGGGTATGTCTTCGTAAGTCTCCATAACGCTTTTTAAAAGTTTTCTCTTCAGCAGAAGTCGGTTCTTCTTCATTTTTATTTTGCGATTCTTCAACCTGTCCTTCAGCTTCACCTTTTTGCTCTTTGATTAACTGCTCTAATTCTGCTTCTTCTTTTTTTATTCTTTCTTCTTGTGTGTAAGGTTTACTTACAAATGCAACTTTTTTAGGTGTTGCTTCCTTAATCATAGCGTCTGCCATTTTATTTTCTCCTTGGGGTTATCGTAGCCATTTATTGTTGGGGGATAAGTAGCCTTTTACTTAGGTTGTTATCGTGTTCCTAATCCACGTCTAGGTGATGACACGCCTTGTGGCTCACCTGAACTTAAACCGTCAAGTATACCTTGAGGTAAAAGTTTTCTTAATACTCTAGTGTAAGTAGTTCCTTTATTAACACGTAATATTTCTTTTTCATCATCAGTTAATTCACCAGCTGGCTTAGTAAATAATTTTTTCAATTCATCTGAAGGACTTAAAGTAACTTTACTTTTATCAAACAACAAACTACCTTCTATTTCCACCAACAAAGGATTTAAAACTGTATAAGATATAGGCATATGGCCTTTTGACCATACTTTCTTTTTAGCAGCTTTCGCTTCTTTGCCTTTCAGACCAGCTGCAGCTTTTTCTTCTCTTCTTTTCTGGACCTTTCCAGCTCTTTCTACTATATCTTTTAAAATTCCACGTTCTACTTTCTGGCCAGGAACCGATGACAAATAACTTACCCCAGGCTCGTATTTACCAATAATTTTATAGGTTCTTACCATACCCACTCTAAAAAAATCAAAAAATATCCAATTTAAAACCTGTTTAAAATCCACGTCAAAACACCATACGTCATAAAAAGATTTTATTTTATCATCATCAATATCATTTTCAAATCCTTTAGAAGCGAAATTAGTTAGTATGTCTATGTGAGAACCATATACATCATTCTCCACATAATATCGCATGGCTCTATTAAAAATTTCCTTTGGGTCTTCTTCATAAGGAGATTTTTTAATTAAGTCCAAAACCGTCCTATCTATAACATCTCTTCTCAAAGTAGAAGCTGCTTCCCTTGCACCTCTTGTAATTATAGCCTTATCCGAAGGCAATGTGGCCAAAACTTGATGATTGGGCTTAAGATAAAAAGATGCCTTACCATTATCACTATCCCATTCTATCTTCTGAATATCAGCCTTTGGATATTTAGTATTTAATTCCTTAGTTATTTTACCAAGCTCTTTAGAATCCATTTATAATTCTCCTTATTTTTTCTCTAACACTGCATATTTAAGATAATTACGACCAACAGGCGTAGAATTGGTAAACCTGGCACCTGGTCGATGCGGCCTAATTAGACCTTTAGCATGTAATACTGGCTCTGAAATCTCATCCTCTCTACCTAACTCTCTTACTCCCCAAGCTGCTAGAATTAAAGCAGAATATAAATCCTTGTTTTGACCCTTCTTTGGTGTATCAAAATGCCTAATTCCCCTAGCAGTTTGAGTTACAACAATATTTAACATTTGAGATTTCAACAATCTAACACCCTCATACAAAGTTTCTTCAATATTAGATCCACTTAATGAAAGCACAGGAAATCTTAAATCTCTATTTTCCAACAACGCTAATGTGTCAAAATTGGCGTCTGAAATCCATGCAGATGTAGGATTAACCAATTTTAATATTCGTTTGCCACTCTTGGATTTATTTGTGTCATCGTCCAAATCCAATATAGGAATATGATCATTATATCCTTCTTGTAATAGATCCCTTATAGGTTTTCCTCCTCCTTGAGAATCCATAAATATTCTAACTATATTAAATCTATCAGTTAATTTCTGTATTGCAATGGTCATTTCTTGTGTAGTTTTTTCTTTTAATCCCTCAACATATACTATCTTATTTGGATTGTCTAATTCAACTATAACTATTCCACATAAGGCTGATCCGCCTTGATTAGGATCAATACCCATAACATATTGGCTCCCACGATGCCCATTAAAAAGTATATTGAAATTACTGCCTATAGTGCAGTCTTCTAATAAAGAGGCTTTAAAAAACCCATCGCTATCGGAAGCCATACCAGCCTCATATTCCATATAGAATTCCAGACTAGACATGGTACGTTCTGCCTCTCGTATGTTTTCCTCATCAAGAAATGCTGGGGGGAGTAATTGATAGGGTATTTGATGTACTGCGTATTTGTCGCCATAACCTTCCTTAATAGCTCGCCAGTAAGCTTTCATTCTTCTCCACATATGATTAAACTTAAAGTAACCAGAAGAAGCCATTATTATCTTATTAGCTGATTGTTCTTCAAAATCCTCCTCTTTTGCTAAACCAGCTGATATAAGCTTATCCCTTCTTTGTCTTTCTCTAACTCTTTCCATAGGACTAGAAGAAACAGCCGCCATAGGTCTAATTACAGTATCAATTATATTTGGGGGTACTTGAGCTAACTCATCTATTTGGATCAAATAAAAACGGGATCCACGAATCTTGGCCCCGTCCACACCTATAGGCATTGCCTCTATATAACTACCACGAGAATTAGATGCATTTCTAAACTTCAGGGAACAAGAATCCGCTCCTCTAACAGGCTTCTTCTCAGTAGCCTCTCTAAGAATAACAGACCCATCATATAAATTTTCTACTTCAGCAAATATATATTTAGAATTATGGTTTACAAACCCACCAGCCCAATAACAATGTTCATTCTCTACTTCAATATCAAATGTCGGCGCAAAAAAATGTTCTATATTTATAACTT